AAATGGTGTTAAACTTGGATTGCCATCTAGTTGGTACATATCTGTATGCAATGAACCCATCCTTAACTTCTGTATTAGCTTGTTTAAGACTAGTAGTTGTGTGTTTAGAATATCTTGTTCATTATCATTGCCAGTAAACCTATCTGTTGTTATATCCTTTGATTGGTCTACAATATCACAAGCTAGGATGCTTATGTTAAACCTCAACACTTGTTCTTCTGCTGAAACACTATTTACAATCATATGTGCCAAAGGAAATATGTCTTGCTTGTTTAGGTTTACTTTGCTTATATCTCCAATAGAAACTGTATTAGTAAATTCAGTACTTCTTAATTGTTCTTCTATTGTTGAGGTTAATTGATAATACCCTCTTATACCTTGTTGGCTCATTTGAAATTTTGTTTAATTCTTTTAGCTTCTACTTCTGCTTTGTCTTTCATAAATGATAGCATCATAAAACATTCGTGTACTCCTAGTTTAGTGATATCTTCAAATCGTGTAATGTCTCCTTGAGCAAGTCCGTAAATTGAGTTATACCAACCCCATTTGGTTGAGAATTGAGATACTGCGTCAAGGCTTGTGTTTGCTCCTTGTCCAAATAATTCATCATAGTTTTCGACAAGTCTAGTCCTAAATTCCACAAAAAAAAAATTGATGACAATACTGCATCCATAGGCATATCTAAAATCTCTGCATCTCTACCTACTTTGTATTCTTCTATTGTGTATTTGTCTTTTAACTTGTTTACTACTGGTCTATATAAAACTGCCATTGCTTTCTCTATATTTTCCCAATCACCTATAAAGGTATCTAAATCTATATACTCACCTAGTGTTAAATCATCAAGTTGTGGATGAAACCCATACTCCTTGTTGTTTAGTTTAAACTTTGTTACTAGGTTTGGCTTTTGCTCAAACATTTCTGTGAGTGTATTTACAATGTACTCACTATCATTAAATTTAATCTGCATTACATCTTCCAGCTTTACCTTGCAAAATATTTCTATAATCTTTGCACTTAAAAAGTTTTCATCATCTTGGCTTTTCTGTATTTTAAGAAAGTGTTTATACTGCCTTAAAGTAATTTCACTTAAATCAGTTGGTATGGTAATATCAAGTTTCATATTTATATAACGTTTTTAAAATGGTTTTTTATAGTAAGGTAAATATAATAAAAAAAGGCACACCATTTCTGATGCACCTTTTAAACAAAACTAACTCAACTTAACTAAATCATACTTGCCTCGTGACAAGTGCCACTACACACACCAGGCTTATCTATATCTGCACCACATTCTGTACATTCATACTCTGGGTAATCGGGTGTACTATACCAATCCATAATATTCTGTTTTTAATTTACCATTACGGTAATGTTCTACAATTACACCAGTTGATAAAGGTACTATCTTATAAGGTCTGATGCTTTTCTTTACTAAAAATCTGTGTATTAATTTTTTCATATCTGCTTTGGTTTTTTTATAAATTATTTTCTACCCATTTAGCACCAAATATAGATGCTTGTTTTTTTGTATCAAAGTACTCACTTATATATATGTAGTCATTCTCGTTTCCGTTGTAGTATTCTATTACTATGTTCCAAGATTTGCTACCCATACCATTAGACTTAAATGGGTTTACTACGTTTATAGTAAGTCCTCCGTGAGATAGTCCGTAATGTGCTTTGTATTTTCTTTTTAAGTTTAAAGTAGTCATATCTGTTTGTTTTTGTTTTTGTAAATATACAAACAATTATATGTTATAAACAAACAATTTAACAACTATTTTTAAAATAATTTATAATTATCTAAATATAAGTAAGTTAGCTTATAAAGTAATTACCTCTGTTTGGATTTTGTAGTTGATATGAGATTGCATATCTGATTGCATCAATAATATGGTTGAATTTATCTTGTGGTGTTTTAGACTTTTTTTCTAACCAAGAGTAGTTGTTTAGTTCTTTGATTAAGTTGATACTGTTTTCTTCTACAATCAAATCATAGTCTTGTAGTAATGCTATACCATAGGTAATTGAACCTTGACCTTTTATTGCTTTGACTACATTGCAACCTTTTGCTTTCAGTTCGTGTAGTAATCTTGGTTCAGCACTATCACCTACTATAAGATGGTTTTTAGCGTGTTTAAGGTTGAGTTCAGCTATCTGTGATGTGGTAAGACCTTTCAAGTAAAAGCACTCCTTTAAATAGATTATCTTGTTGTTTGTATCTATGTTAGTTTCTACTAATGTATTTTCATCTGATGCAAATCCATAATCTTGACCAAACACACTTACACCAACTTTTTTAAACTCACCTATCTGCCAGTTAGTGAATATTACACCTTCAGCTTTTGCCAACCATCCACCAAGCATTTGGTGCTTGTATTTCTCTGGTCTGCGTTTCTTAATGTTTTCTATTTGTTCTAAATAGCTTTCAGATAGGTTTTCTATGTTATCTAAATAAGTTGTGTGTATGTAGGTTGTATTTCCTTTGGTTGAGTTTGTTCCAGCTTGTACACCTTTATCTTCAAAGAACCTATTATATATCCAATGCTCTTTAGTAACTGGGTTTAAAATAAGTATTACCCTATTCTTTTGGTTGAGGTTTCTTACACTTAAATCTATCTTATCAAATATGTTTTCATCTTGTAGTTCTTCTGCTTCATCCATTACCCACGTAGAAACATTAGTTAGAGACTTTAGGTTAGCCGTTTGGTCACCACTTGATGTCTTGATACCCTTAAAGATTATCTTGCTTCCAGATAGCTTATTTCGTATTTCATCTTTTGTTATATAGAATACGTGTTGTAAATTTAGTGTTTCTATCTTATGTATAAACTCGGGTATAATAGAAATGTATGCAGATGATAATGTAAACCTTGTGAATAGAATTGTGTGCCCAGCTTCAAAAGTGAGCAATAACAATAGTAAGTTTATAGAATACGATTTACCCGACCCACGACCACCAGTTACAATATAGTACCTTGCATCTGATGTTTGGATAGGGTTATACTTTGGGTCAACTTCTATCACTTAAACTTGATGATATCTTTAAAGTTAATATTGAAACCATCTGTTGATGTAATATCTACACTTTCTTTTGGCTTACCATATCTGTAACCGAAGTATAATGACATAGCTCTACTATCACCTTTTAAGATTTGTTTGCCAAGTGTTTTAATCACCTCATCATTATCTATAAGGTTGTCAAGTTTTTCTATTAGTTTAAGTTCGTCTGCTTTCTTTGGTCTACCAGCACCCTCTCTTGCACCACCGTTATTTTTTCTTTTATCCATTTGATAGTATTTTGTTTATTCAATTATATAACGTAATTAAACATTGTTTTTATTTAGCTTTAATTTTAATAGTCTTTCTCTTATAGCTTTTCTTTCTTTACCCTTTGGTAATTTGTCTAATAGTTGTTGTAGCTTTTGTATTAGTTTCTTGTTCATAGCTTTTCTATTTCATTTAGTACTTCTTGATAGTATTCTATGTTGTTAGATGGTTTTAGTATTTCGTTTTCTAGTATAAGACTTATATGTAGTTTAGCACATTGTTTTGCTTCTTTGCTTGTTGTTGTTTCTACATAAAATGCTTTTACTAATTGGTATGCTTTTTCTTTTGGTGTTTGCATAAATAGCCATTCTTTTTTTATCATATAATTATAATTAAAGGAAATAAACATAATATAACTATTGCCCAATATACTTTCCAGAATTTAGATTTTACATAATCATCCTCCCATACTATACAATGAAACCCAAAACTTAATGCTAAACACAATATTGTTTTTATAAACTCTATCACGATGCACAGTTTATTATTTCATACTCACTATTGTTTTGCTTCCATTCAAAAGACTTTAATACTAAAGCTGCACGTTCATCATACATTGTTTTTTGTTCTTCTTCTAAATCTCTGTATTTTATTTCATTTGGTGTGTAACCACTTGAATATTGTTTATCGTAGTTGCTTAACTTTTCTATTGCTTTGAAATAATCTTTTTCTAATGTTGCATACTTTTTCTGTATTACTTCTAGTTTAGATATTTGGCTATACTCTATTTGTGATTTAACTATAAAGTTGCTTTCTAATTTATCGTAATAATCAAATCTATCTTTTTTGTACAATGGGTACATTTTGTTTGCGTGTATTGCCGTTGCGTGGTCAAATGATTTACCTTTTGATTTTATAAAGTCAGATATACTTACCCACCTCATATCAAGTTTGTTTCTTAATATATGACAAAGCAAAGCCCTATGCTCAACGTATTCAGTTTGCCTTGTTTGTTTGTATATATCTATGCCAGTTAAAGTAATAAGTAATTCACTTACTTGTTCTGGTGTTTCTAATATTGTTGGTATTGTGTTGTAATTCATTTGCTTTGTAGTTTTTGTATGTATAAAGC